TTAGCGGTTATCAGCGTGAGCATAGGAAGAGCACGACAGTCCTGCCGATAGAGGGAAGCGATCAACAAACGAGTGACGACTTTACCGATATCTTCTTTCACATTAATAAGAGTGCTAACGTTCTTTTCAACATCTCCGAGGCTTTTGATAACACGCTAACTACTGGGTTGAGCTTTCTAGCCCCGTGGATAGACTTCCGAGACGATCCCATTTCAGGTGATATCAAATTAGATGTACTACCCTATAATGAATTTTTGATTGACCCCTATTTTAGAAAGAAAGATTTGTCCGATTGCAATTTCTTCTGGCGTAGGAAGTGGATGACTAAGGAAATGGCTTGCAGTCTTTACCCCCATGATCGAGAGCTAATCGAAGGCATCTATACTAGGGGTAATCGTGATGGCAAGTTCCAGTTTATGCCCGAGTCTTACCAGTACGGAATGAAGAATCTTCTCTACGTTGACGAGTTCTGGTATCGCTGCACTCGACCTAAGAAGATGCTTGTTGACCTGCATAGCGGTGAAAGCGTCGAGTGGGAGAGAGACGGCAAAGACGAGTTTCTTCAAGAGTTCCAAAGAGATTACCCTGATACGCTGTTAATGGAGCAAGATTGCTCTAGTGTGAAGCTGTGTCTTAGCATTCAAGGGAAGGTGATCTATCACGACTACAACCCACTTGGCATAGATGAATACCCCTTTGTGCCTGTATGGGCTTACTATGACCCACACCTAAGCTATTTCCCCTGGAGAATACAGGGTGTTTGCCGTGGTTTGCGTGATGCTCAGTACTTGTACAATCGTCGCAAGGTCATTGAGCTTGATATCTGTGAGGCACAAGTCACTAGCGGTTATATCTACAAAGAGAATGCGCTTGTGAACCCTGATGACGCTTTCCTCTCTGGTCAAGGTAAAGGTATCGCCTTGAAGCAAGAAGCCGATATGAACGATATCCGAGAGGTTCAACCTCCTAACATTCCTCCTAGTTTGATGGAGCTATCGGGTATTCTAGGCCAAGAGTTACAAGAGATCTCAGGCGTAAACGAGGAGCTGCTAGGCTCAGCGGTGGACGATAAGGCTGGTATTCTCTCCATGTTGAGGCAGGGAGCAGGTCTTACCACGCTTAAGATTCTCTTTGACAACCTTGATGAGAGTCAGAAGATCCTGGGCAAGTTGATGATTAAGATCATCCAACAAAACTACAGTTTCGGCAAGGTTGGACGCATACTAGGAAGAGCACCTTCCGCACAGTTCTACCATAGAGCCTTTCAAAAGTATGATTGTGCAGTTGCCGAGGGAGCCGATACAGATACTCAGAAGCAGCTTGAGTTTGCACAGCTATTACACCTTAGAGAAGCAGGGCTTCCGATTACAGCCGAAGACTTGGCGAACGCTTCTACTCTTCACAACAAGGCTGAGATGGCTGAGAAGTGGCAAGAGAGAGAGAAAAAAGCTTCCGAGATGCAGCAGTTTCAAGAGCAATCACAAATGCAGATGGTACAGGCTCAAATCAAAGACCTTGAGAGCAGAGCGACAGCTAACGAGGGTCTTGGCATTGAGAGAGTCAGCCGAGTGCAGGAGAACGAAGCATTTGCCGTTGAACGTATGGCAGAAGCGAAGAAGGATAGAGCACAAGGGCTACTCAATATCGTTAAGATGATCCAAGAGTTACAGCAAGTTGATCTTACCCAGATTGAAACCATGCTGAGCATTGCGGATCAAATCGAGATGAATGAAGGAGTGAAGGCTAAGGAAGAGGCGAATGCGATAGCCCCGAAACCCTCAGTATCGCCAGCACCACAGCCAGCAGCTCCGCAACCGAGTACAGGATTTTAGAAATTCTTTACAACAAGTAGAACAAAGTTTAATTTATGACCATTAAGCCGAAGGAGGTTTTCCCATGGCAAATGCAAAAGCAAGTAAGCAAGCTAAGCCTTACAAAAATAACATGTGCAATCTACCCCAAGATGTAAAGCACGAGTTCTATCCTAAGCAGTCATTCGCAGTTAAGGACAACGGGAAATATCCTGATGACCTCAACATGATTGATGCTAACCAGCGCAAGGACTCTCAAAAACTTATGAGGTAAAGTGATGCTTCAGTGGGAAAAACGGCTTGAGGAACTCAAGAAATTGGTTCCCAAAGCAAAGAAGAAGCAGCCTCCTAAGAAACGCCCTCCTGTCAAGAAAGATAGGGGGCGTTATGCTAACTGAAGAGAAAAAGCCTACAGTTGGCGAAGAGTCTTTGAAGCGTATTATGAGTGGCGACAAGCAAGAGGTCGGTGAGACTTCGCAAGCCATGAATAAGACCTTTGAAGAAGAGTTGATGGACTGCGTAAAGAATTATCAAAAGAACCGCCTTGAAGATGTAAAGCCGTTTTACGTTGTCGTCCTTCACAAGAAGGAAAGACTAATGAAGAACGTTATTCGTCGTTATTTCTTTGGTCGAGAGTCAGAGCCACGGCCTGATTACGATCAAGTGGTATTCAAAGTCGAGCCTAAGACTCAAGAAATAAACTTCAAGTGGGTGATCCCAGATATTGAGACGTATCACGATATGGTGATAAATGGTGCTCATTACCCTCCTGATAAGCAACAACTAGTGGGATTCTGTCAAGCTATGGCTCAAGATAAGCTTGCGGATTATCAGCGATTTCAAGTAATAAGTTGATGTAATCCTTTTGGTTGTTCCATTTTTTCACCCCAGTTGTCGCTGGGGTGTTTTCTTTTTGTTCTCCATCAAATCTTTTTGACAAAATTATCCATTATATATACATTCAACTTGAATCTTGTTTCGCTGCTTGAAGTTAAAGTACAAGATTCTTTTGCTGAAAACTGGACTCGCACTCCAAAAATGAGGTTTTTAATGTCAGACGTAGAAGAAACGGTTGTAGAAGAGGGAATCGCCACCCCTGAAACTGAAGCATTAGACCAGCAACTTGATACAGGAACTCCAGAAGCACCACCGATTGAAGAGGAAAATGCTCAAGATCGTAATTGGCGCAGACAGAGGGAGCGTATCGAAGAGTTAGAACGGTCGAATAGTCGATTGACTGAAGCGGTAACACGTCAGAATGCTCCACCACAGCCACAAGAAGCGCAGCTTCCAGACTGGGCTGGTGTTGATGATGAAGATCTCCTTACTAAGAAACAGACGATGGGCGTTGCCGAGAAGGTAGCTGCCGAAGCTGTAAGAAAGGCTCTCAAGCAACGAGAGTACGAGGAAGCTCCTAAGTTACTTGATGATGAAATGAAAGACTATGCTTCTGTTGTAACTCCTGAAAACGTTGAACGGTTAAAACAAACAAACCCACGTTTGGCAGCGAGTTTAGGGGATGTAAAAGATCCCTATGCACAAGGGGCTTTGGCGTATTCTTACATTAAATCTCAAGGGATTTATAGCGAGAATAACACTGCTGGTAATAGAGAAAGGGCAATGGCTAACGCTAGAAAGCCTCTCCCAGTTTCAGCAGCGAAGCCTAGCAATGCGTTGGAAAGTGCTAACGCATACGCTAACGGTCTAACTCCTGAAGTGAAGCAAAAGCTTTATCAAGAGATGCAGGCTGCCATCAGAAAGGGTTGATAACTTTCTGAGGTAATACAATGACCACTACATCAGGTGTTCTACCAGCTCCAGTACAACAGTCGTTTGACTACAAGCTTCTGTCTGTACCTACGCCAAACTTTATTCATAAAATCCCTGCAATGCTTAAGAATATGCCAGCTAACGGTGGTACTACTCTTAGAATGAGACGTTATAACGCTCTAGCTTCTGCAACGGTGCCATTGGGGAATAGTGGGATACACCCACCTCCACAACAACTAACAGCAGTCAATATCGATGCTGACATGGACTTTTACGGTACATATGTTCTTTTGAATGAGCAAGTTACGCTTCAGAACCAAGATCCTATCTTGAACGAAGCAGCGAGGCGTTTAGGGGTTTCTCTTAGACAAACCGAGGACGAGCTTTCAAAAAATATGTTACAGTCAACAAGTAGTTTCATAAACGGAGTCGCAGGCACTAACGGCGATAATCCGACTGAGGCAGCTCGTGCCGACATGGATGTTATTATCCGTACTCTTGCTGGCGCTGACTGTATGACTATTGGCGACTCCATCGAGGGTGACGATAAATTTGGAACGGCTCCCGTACGTGATTCCTATTTTGCGTTAGGTAATACGTCTTTGATCGGTGACTTAGAAGCTGTCCAAGGTTTCATCGCTAAGGCTCAATATCCTTCACAAATGAACGTATTACGTTCCGAATGGGGTTCTGTGTCTAACCTTCGTTTCCTTCTCTCTTCAGCAGGTTCTGTAAGCGCAGGTGCATCTATGAATGCAGCCGACGTTTACAATATCTTCTGTGTTGGTATGGAAGCTTATTGCTGTGTTGAGCAAGACGGTTATTCCGCTCAATTTATCTACAGACCACCTATCTATGATGGGCCGTTAGCATTGAATGCTTCTGCTGGTTATAAATTCGGCGAAGTCCCACGTATCACAAATGATGCTTGGGTCATTAACTACCGTGTAACCCTATCAGTATAAGGAGTATATTATGCCATACGGAGAAGTACAAGAAAGCGGTTCCTTCACTTCTGATGGAACGGATCATTTCATCCCTCTTAGAGCGGATGTTGATTGGATGGAAGTAGATAACTTCACACAGCAAGCCACTACACAAAACCCAGGCCGAGGCATTAGCTTCAAATGGCAACGTGGAATGGCTGATGATGTTGGACTGATGGTTTCTAAAGAGAATGCTGCTGATACGGTAACGTATGAGTCGCTAGCAAGCGGTGGTTTCCTTCGAATTGAAGAGAGCCAAGCAGAATCTCTTGAAGCTGCTCCAGCAAATGCAATTACAGCAATTACAGCTGCCGATCCTGCGGTGGTAAGCCAGACTTCTCATGGCTACCAAACAGGTGATGTTGTACGCCTCACGGGAACAACTGGCATGTTGCAAATCGCTGGAATGGACTTTCATGTAACACGTGTTGACGCTAACAGTTATCAGCTAACTTACCTAGATGCTTCTGGTTTTGCTGCTGCTGCTACTGCTGGTGCTAGTCGTCGTTACCTTTATGAGAATCCTTTCACACCACGTAAGAAGTACATTAACTCAATTTCTGCTGCTGGTAGCGCAGTTGTCGAGTTAACAGCTCTTCATGGTTATGCGGTTGGCGAAGTTGTACGTTTTTACGTACCTGCTGCTTTTGGAATGGTTGAGATGAACGAATTGCAAGGTGAGATCACTGCGGTCGCCACTAACACAATTACGGTCGATATCAATTCCACAGCCTTTACAGCTTTTGCTTTCCCTGCATCTGGAAGCGTACCATTCACTCAAGCACACGTTGTGCCTGTTGGTGATGCTGGTAACGTTCTTTCAGGAGCGGTGAGAAACTCAGCTAGATTAGTCATGCGTTTGGCTGCTGGAGTTGATTCTCCTGCTGGCTCAAACTCTGATGTTATCTACTGGAAAGCTGGTAAGTCTGCACTAAATACAGCAGAGTAATTGTTATGGGGGAGGGGGTTTATATCCCCTCTCTCATTAATGTATAAAGGAGCGTT